ATAAAGACGATTTCTTTGGTGAAGATAATTTAGCATTGATCCCGACTATGGATTTAATTCATATGCAAAATCAGGGCATTAAAGAAGGTGTTAAGTCTGCTGCGACATATAGGTTTTATGCACAGGTAAATAACTTCCTTGATGAAGAGGATCTTGCAAAAGAACGTCAGAGATTTTCTGAAACGAACTTCAGCCAAGATGCAAATGCCGGTGGCTTGTTGTTGTTCCCGAATACATATCAGAACATCAATCAGGTAAAAGCCGAGCCATGGATCATTAAAGCCGAAGAAATGAAGATTATTCAGGACAATGTTTTTGAATATTTTGGAGTCAATGAGGATGTCTTGACAAATAAGGCTTATGGTGATGCGTGGACAGCGTTCTATGAAGGCGCAATCGAGCCATTTGCAATTCAGTTCAGTGAAGTCATGTCAAAGATGCTGTTTACGTTTAGAGAGCGTTCACAGGGTAACAGAGTCATTGCAACAGCGAATAGACTTCAGTACATGTCAAATGCTGATAAGTTGAATGTATCATCACAGATGCTTGACAGAGGAATAATGAGCATCAATGATGTTCGTGAAATATGGAACATGCCACCTGTTGAGGGCGGTGATGTCAGAATCATCAGAGGTGAATATTACAATGCTGATGAAAAAGTAGATGAGGAGAACAACAATGATGAGCAATCAGGTTGAATTAAGAAGCTTTGATTTTGAGGTCAGAGCGCAGAAAGATGAAGATCATGGCACATATCTGGACGGAACACCTATTGTCTATGAGCAGTGGACAGATTTGGGTTGGTACGATGAAAAGATAGCTGATAGAGCTTTAGCGGACACAGATTTAAAGGATGTCCGTTTTTTAGTTAATCACAATACGGACATGATTCCGTTGGCAAGATCACGCAACAACAACGAGAACAGCACAATGCAGATGAGCGTTGAAGACGGTGTTGGAATGCATATCAGAGTGAATCTTGATACAGAAAACAATGCAGAAGCAAAAGCACTCTATTCGGCTGTTGAGCGTGGTGACATTTCAGGCATGAGTTTTATGTTTATTGTTGATGGTGATTCTTGGGGAGATATCGACACAGAGCATCCCAAGAGAACAATAACTTCAATAAGAAAAGTTATGGAAGTTAGTGCCGTAACATTTCCGGCATATGAACAGACTTCAATTAGTGCAAGAGGATTAGACAGCGCATTGGACAATGCAAAGTCATCACTGGAGCAAGTGAGAGCCGAAAGAAAAGCACTTGAAGCATATAAGTTAAAACTGCATATACTTGCAAATTCATGAGAGGAGAAAAGTCATGGAATTAAAAGCAATGGAAGTTGAACAGCTTGAAGAAAGACAGGCGGCTCTCGATGCAGAAGCAATGGCTGTTGATGTAAATTCATCAGATGCAAGAGAGAAGCTTGAATCACTTGATGCTGAAATCAACGCAATTAAAGCCGAGCTTGAGGAGCGCAAGGCTCTTGAAGCAAAAAAGGCTGAAATCCGTCAGGCTGTTGCAACAACACAGGTTGGCGAAGTAGTCAAAGAATTTAAAGAAGAGAAAAGGAGTAAAGATATGTACGGTGTAGATTCTATCGAGTACAGAGATGCTTGGACAAAGAAGATCATTGGTCGTGATATGACCGAAGAAGAGAGAAACGCACTTTCTAGTGCCGGAGCTGTTATTCCTACAATGACAGTTGATGCTGTTTGGGATAAGCTTGTTAAGGATGCCGAGCTTCTTGGCAAAGTTGACGTTTCACAGTTCCCGAATTATGTAAGATTCCCTGTTGCTAGAACTAACAATGCAGCAACATCAAAGGCTGTTGGTGGAACTATTACAGAATCATCAGACGTTATCGGTTATGTTGATCTCGTTCCCAATGAGTATGTTAAGTTACTCACAGTTGGTGCTGATATAGATCACATGGCAGTAAGTGCTGTTCATGATTGGATTGTAAACAACATCGTTACAAACATCAGATACGCAATCAACAAAGATATCCTTGTTGGTACTGGCACAAATGCTCTTAAAGGTATCAAAGCGAGCGTTAGCACAAACGCTACAACGATTCCTTCAAAAGTTACAAAGGCTGATCTGCTCAAGATCATGGGCACACTTGGAAGTCAGTATCAGAACGGTGCAATCTGGATCATGTCTCCTAAAATGTTCTATGAAGGTGTTATGACAGTGGCAACACTTAATGATTACATCATCAATGATGGTTTTGCTTACAAGCTCTTCGGTCATGATGTAGTTCTTATGTCAGAGGCTGTTATAAGTTCAACAGAGAACGTATTCTACGGCGATCCTAAAGCATATAAGGTGAATATCTTCAAGACTCTTGAAGTTAAGCCTTTTGAGTCAGCAACAACTACAAACATTCAGTTCCGTGGTGCTACCATGGCAGACGGTGAGCTGCTTGACACAAGTGCATTCGTTCGTTTCGTTCAGACAACGTAAGAAGAGGAGATATAAACAGGATATATGAAAACAATTATTGCAATTCCGTGTATGGATATGGTTCACACAGCGTTTATGAAATCACTTATGTTGGTGGAGCGTGTTGGTGAGGTATCATGTGCGATTGAATGTGGATCATTGATTTATGATTCACGAAATAAATTGCTTGCAAGAGCATTGAACACTGATGCAGATCGTATGTTGTGGCTTGATTCTGATTTGGATTTTGAGCCGGACTTGATGCAGAGGTTATCAGATGATCTTGATTCGGGATTAGATATTGTAAGCGGTCTGTATTTTAAGCGCAGACCGCCATATTCTCCTGTTATATACAAAGAATGCGAATTAAAAACATTTGAAGGACTATACACACCGACAGCTTCAACATATGACGATTATCCGAAGGATGAAATATTTCCTGTCGCAGCATGCGGATTTGGATGCGTAATGATGAGCATGAATGCTGTAAGAAAGATAGTTCAGAAGAATGGATCCTTGTTGTTTATGCCAACAGCCGGATTTGGTGAAGATTTGAGTTTCTGTATGAGGGCAAGAGATGCCGGAGTTCAGATTTATTGTGATAGCTCTGTAAAACTTGGGCATGTCGGATATAAGACTTACACAGAAGAGGAGTTTAACCATGTTAAGTAGAGTCAAACTTGCATTATGGATAACAACAAAAGATTTTGACACAGAGATAACCAATTTGATTGGTGCTGCTGTCAAGGATTTGGGTGTTTCAGGTGTTGAAGGTTCAACAGTTTCAACATCATCAACAGATGAGATTGTTATCCAGGCAATCATTGCATATTGTGCATATCAGCTTGAGTTAATGCATGGAGATCTGAACCGTTCAAATGCTTTTAAGAAGTCATATGATGAACAGAAGGCGCAGTTGAGCATGTCAACAGGATATACAGTTTGGAGTACAACATGAACATTGCTGAAAAGATAAGTCTTGTTACAAAAGCATATACAGCAGACAGCATCGGTCAGAGAGTGGAGACACGCTCGACAACAGATGTCTTTACGTTGGTGGAGTCAGCGAGTCAATCAGAGTTCTTTAATGGTGGGCAGAATGGTTTGCGTCCTGATTTGAAATTTACTGTCCGTCTGTTTGAATACAATGGACAGGACACACTGCTTTATAATGGTGTGGAATATTCTATCTATCGTACATATAGGCGGAATGATGGGCGAATAGAACTGCACACTCAAGTAGCTGTTATGCATACATGAGGTAAACATGAGGGTTAATATTGAAAATCTGAATGAAACAGTTAAAAAGATGCTTGAGACATACTGTTCAGAGGTTGCTGAAGTCATTGACGAGACTCTTCCTAAGGTTGGTCAAGATGCCGTCAAGGAATTGAAGAAAAGCTCTCCGAAGCGTCCGTTTGGTGGTGATTATGCTAAAGGATGGACAAAAAAGGTTGAAAAAGAGCGTTTAGGTTCAAGATTAATTGTTTATAACAAGACACGATATCAATTAACACATTTACTTGAAAAAGGCCACGCAAAGGTGAATGGTGGTTTTGTTAATGGCAAACCACATATTAAACCGGCGCAAGACGAGGCAGAAAAGAAAGCGATGGAATTAATCGAAGAGGGCATTAAAAGTGTTAAGTAATTTGTAC